TTCAAGTCTTGTGCAAGTTCCATTGAGTATTCTGCCTTCAAAGCACGTGTCTTTGCAGTTACAGAAACTTTCTCAATTGAGAATGCCATTTCTTGGAATGTCAAATCTTCAGCAACCGAAGTAGCCATAGCTTGACCAGTTGCAACTGTCGAAGCAAATACGTTTTGTGAACCGAATGCTGTGTTAGCAGCAAGTGAAACTGCGGTATGTGCGAGTTTGTCGCCAGACCATGCTGTGTTAGCCTCATTGTAGAATGCTTCAGCGGCACCGGCAGCAACGTTTTGTGATGCATAGGTTGAACGCATTGCGAAGATCAAACCTGTAGGACCTGTCATTGGCTGAACACCGCAGATGTCATAAGCGATCAGGTTTGGTAATGAACGGCGAACTAAAGAAATCAGGATTGGATCAAAACCAGCAACAGGACCTACGGCAGCAGAACCACCGGAGAAACCTGTACCACCCAATGAATTGGTTGGTGCTGTCTCTTGAAGCATTTGACCTGATTTTTGCATCTCTTGAGCTTGGTTCTCAAGAATAACTGCTGTAACTGCCTTACGATATGGATCTTTAATCGCTGGCAAATCTGGGTGGTCGAGTACGCCTTCCCATTTCTTTTGTAAATTTTCAGAAAGATACATCTTTAAATCTCCTTAGTTTTATTAAATTTTTGTTTTTGAAATTGCTTGCATTACTGAAGCGACATATGGATCAGCAGCTGCTGTTTTCTTTTCGCCTGCTTCAGCATCTTCTACCTGTTCGTGTAATTGCTTCTCATTGGCTTTTACAATGCCAGATGGGAAATAGTTTTCACGGATTGTTTCAAGTTTCTCAGTGAATTCTTCCTCTGTGGAAAATTCTACACTCTCTGCGAGTGATTTGATTTTTTCAACTTGAGTTGCCGTTAAACCTTCACAAACGGTACGAACGATATCTGTCTTTGTAGATTCTACAAGAGCTTTCTTGTATTCGATACCACGCTCAATCTCTTCATTGAGTTTGGTTTCTAAATCTTCTACTTTACCAGAAAGTTCATCAACTAGGTCAACCTTGTCTTCTGGAACATCGATGTAATGTTCAGCAAACAGATTGCGTAAACCTGCGATAAACTCTTCGGTTAATTCTGAACGTAAACCAGATTCGATAGCGATTTGATTCTCTTCAACCCACTGTTCAACAACGTAGTTGAGGTAGTCATCAACCTTCTCGGTTAATTCTGATTTAACAGCTTCAACAGCTTCTTCTAACATAGAAGAGTATTGTGCTTCAATCTGTTCTTCAATTTGAGCAACACGGTCAGTAACACGTGCTTCAAAAATTGTAGCTACTTTAGATTTGAAGTCTTCAGAAATGGTAGAATCATCGGCAAATAAGGCATCAACATCTTCCTTCATTTGCTCTTTCATCTTATGTTTCATTTCTTTCTTAGCTTCCAAAACGACATCTTCATCTTCAACTTCTACTTCTTCTTGTTTCATCTTCAACTGAGTATCAGGAGAAGCATCAGAAGGCTTAGTTGTTGGAGCTGTAGCACTCTTAGCTGCTTTGGTTGTATCCAATTTAGCAGAATCATCGTCTGGTTTGTAATTCTGAGGGGTAGGACCACCAACATCTACTTCAGTAGATGGTAGTTTTTGAGGAGGCATTGCGGATGCTTTTGACTTGCTACCAGACAAAATATCAGCTGCTGCTTCCATAAGTTTATTTGTTGCCATTAGGAATCTCCTTTTTTTATTTCTTTATTTATAAAATTACAGTTTTCTTAAAAAATTCTCGAATAAATGAAGAGCAACTTCTTCTACTTGTTTAGAAGAGGCAGTTCTTATTTGTCTCTTTGCATTGTCGATGTCGCACTCTACATAACGACCTTCAACAAATAACCATTCTTTATTTTCCATGATACCTTGTACAAAAGCACCAGGTGCCGAAGGATCAGCAACGATATCTGCGGCTGTCGCTAAACGAAAGTCGTCCTGAACGATATTGTATCCCTCTTTAGCTTGAACCAAAGAACCCATACCACGAGAAGAAACTCCAAGGTTAACTCCCGAATCAATAAAGTTTTTAACGATTTGACCGTATGGTGTATCTAAGATTAATGCCTTACCGACAAATGTGTTACCATCTTCTTTTAAGGAAACAATCTTATGTGAAACTCTTTCGAGGTTGATAGAAGGTGTATCTGGATGACCAAGTTCACCTAAAGCTCTATTAGTTTCAACGTACTCTTTCATATAACGAGACACTTCATTACGAAGTGTTTCCATCTTATAGTAACGTCTATTTCTATTAGGTTCATCGCCTACTAGAAAACGACCTTCAATATAAAGATTCTTCTTACCTGATTCGGTTGTCTCTGTGAGATAGTTTACATTCTCGACAACTTCTTTTATTAATTTCATTTTAATTCCTTAGAATTGTAACGGTGTGGTATATGTTGCTGTCTTAGTTACTGACAGTATTAATGTACCATCTGTACCAGAATTACTTACATAAATGTCTGATCCTGAATTGTTAGCAAGTGCTATGTCATATTGTGATAAAGGAAGATCAGTACTGCCATATAATACAGCAATAATTTCTCCACCAGAACCACCACGTTTAATTGTCCATGCACCATCAGAAGTTGTGTTAGTTATAATATGGCTAATTGAGGCATTTGATACTACTTCATTGGCACCAACTGATAAACTTGCTAAACTAATAGTTGTTGCTCCTGTTCCAGTTACACGAATAAGTGAACGTGTACGTAAAGAGTTTATAATTTCGACTGGCATTTTATCTTATTCCCATTGATTTTCGGCGGCGCATTGACATCTTTCTTTTCAGTAAAGTTCTTGTCAACTTAGCACGACCTTTTGTTTTCCAATATCTTTTAAGTGCTCTTTGCTTATTGATTCTTTGAGTAGCAGATATACGTTTAACTGAGTTACCTGATATTCTATAACCTTTAACTGCTGATCTACGAACATTACGTTGAACAACAATTTTTCCTTTCGAATCACGGCGAATTCTTCTACGAATCTTTTGAACTCTACCTACTTTAGTAACGTTTCTACTTGGAGCTTCATCTAGTAATTCTACTTCTTCATAAACACTAGAGCCAACTACTTGTTTTAATTCTTGTAGTTTATCTGAAGCGATCTCATTCAATCTATCAAATATAGATTGTTTTGCTTCAACTAACTTATTTTTAATTATGTGATCTACAAAATTCATATATCTTGTCAAAACTATCTTGTGATTCGGTTAAATTAAGAATAAACTGTCTTTGATTTTCTTCAGTTAAACTATAAAATACTTCTAATATTTGTTCACATACATTAGATTCCAAACGAATAGAAGTACCGTCATTTAACTGGTGTTCTATTTGTTCATTCAAATCAATGGCATATTCCATTTTCTGAATGAATGATTCTGGATTAAGTACAGCATTTACATTTGTACCAAAAGGCACCGAGAAATATTTTTTAATTTTATCGTTAAAATATAAAGCAACTTTCGTATTGTCTGGATAAAGACGTATTGCTTTTCTTCTCAAGACTAATACGAAAGGTGGTTCTTGATCGAACATACCACCTGGTATACCACCCATCCCCGTGAGTTCGTTTATAATTTCTTCTTCTGTAATTGCACGTGTAGGATCCTTTCTGACTTCATCAGGATCATACAATTTAATTCTACTCTTTCTTACTTTTCTGCCTGAAGGTGATAGTTTAAAATCTGAAGTACTAATACCTGCATAATCTTCTTTGACAGCTCTACGAGCCTGCATATTAATATTCTTATTATTAGAAAGTAAATCTACCATCTTATTGAAAATGTTTTGAATAATAGCACGGTCAGCTTGTGTAAAATTAGGTTTATCTTGACCCATCTTATCCAAGATTTGGTGTATTCTACTCAACTGTGCTTTGTTGGCCAAACCGGCACGAACTAAAGCATCAAACTTAGAATAGTCTGATTTTTCTTCTTCAACAATAGATTTAAATTCGTTTAAATATTTCATTCTGGGGTTTCTGTTTCTTCTGGTTCTAATTCAGTTTCTTGTTCAGGTTCTTCAGAACGATATAACGATTGTGCTATATCTTTCTTAATAAAATCTAAAGCTTCAAAAGATTTATTAGATAAAGATTGTGTAATAGCTTCTTTTGCTGCAGCTGCATTGCCTTGGGCAATTAAGTCAATAATATTATTTTCCATGATATCTCCTACTTGGTTGTTTTATTTAGTCTAGAGGAATATTTCTCTACCTCAGAGTCTAACATAGGTGTCATACTCTCAGATGCACCTTCTTCTTGTGTGTTATCTTCAGGAGGATAAGCATCAGGATCAACTTGTTCTTCTTGACCTGGAACTCCTAACGCTGGTCCTATTCCTTGTTCTTCTTCTGCATCCATTTGTTTTTGCATGGTCTTAATATCTTCATCAGACATTTGTAGAACATGCTTCTTAATCCATTCTTGTGAATAATATTTACCAATAAACGGATCTGTCATCGTTAATAAGTTAATACGTTCACGTAATAATTCTGCATCACGCAATTCAACAAAGTTATTATCTTTCTTAAAGTCGTAATAGATGGCTTCTCTAAACTCTTCCCATTCTGCTTGTGTACAGATACCTTTTAATACTAATTGTACTTTAAGTGCATGGTCGAATATCTGAGCAAACTTATTACGAAGTCTTTGAATAAACTTTGTAAACTTAACTTCATCTCTAGTAACTTCAGTAGAACGACCTATACCAATCATACCGCCGGATTGTTGTGGCTCTAATCTTGAAAGAGGAACATTCAATGAATTTAATAATTTGGATCTAAAATACTTAACATCTTCTAATTCGCCAAGATTTTGACCAGCTGGTAGAGTTGTAATCTCTGTACCTTTACCACCTTCACGGCGAGGCAACCAGAAATCTTCTAACATTGACATGTGCTTACGGTCATCTCTCAGTTCACCAGTCGATGCATCGTAAACCATTTTATTTCTATACTTCACCATAACGTCACGTAAATATTGTTCAGCTTTACCTTTTGGTAAATTACCTACGTCAATATAAAAGATTCTACGTTCTGGTGCTCTCGATAATCTGTAAATAACAATTGCATCTTCAATCATTCGCAATTGATTTAATGGTTTAATTGCTTTGTGTAGATACGAAATAACAAAAGTGTTTTTTGCATCCATCAAACCTGAATTAACATTAATTACCGCATCAGGTGCAATTCTTAAACCGTTATTAACTTGTGCAGTATATGTTTGTGTATTTGTACCTTTGTCATTATACACATAGTATTCTGCGATAGATTTAATTACATTGGCACCAGTTTTTGGATCTCGGTCTTTTTTAATCTCACGTACCTTACGAATCTTACGTGGGTCAATGTATCGTAATTCTTTAATACCTTCTTTTGGATTGCTCTCATCAACAACGATATGATAGTAAATTCTACCATCGATGTACCAACGCTTAAACAAATCGTCAGCTAAGTTACTAAAATTAACCATTCGAAGAATTGTTTCAAACTCATCGATGATTTTCTTCTTAATAGAATCTGGTTGTTTTAATTTATCTACGATAATATCAACAACTTTACCATCTTCTGTATGTGTGATTGCTTCATTAACAATCTCATCAATAGCCATCTCACATTCTGGATGATTGGCCATTTCTCTATAACGAGTAATAAGTTCGAGTTCATTACGAACCGAACCTTCTAAATCTACATA